GACGAGGGCGATAAAGGTCGTAAGATTGTGCTGACATTCAACATTTCGGGGAATAATACCCTCACTATCTCGGGTTCGGATATTGAGGGCATAACTCCACCAAATAGTGCAAATCCGAACCCAATATTTTTCGTGAAACACGTTTTCGGATTTGTTTTAATAGTAGAGGAGGTCTAACTTCGGTTAGGCTTCCTCTTTGTGCGTTTGAGCCAATTTCAACTCCAACACAGCGGCTTCGATAAGGTTCTCGATTTCTTCCATATTCAGCGTAAAACCTTTTCGATTGAGGAAAGCCATAACATACTTTTTCTTCTCCTCACCTCTGCCTGTGCCGACATAAATCATTTCTGCCGCTTCGACAGCGATATTTACCCAAAACTTGATAGTCTCGAGCTGTTCGCCGCTCACCTTACTTTTCAGATAAGGAATCAGAAAAGCGGTAATCAGAGAAATCACCAGTGTAAAAACTGCTACGATAATCTGTGTCAAATCAACCATTGTAATATCCTCCATCATTCAAAGAATTTTCGTTTACTTCAAGATTGTGAGCTTTCATCAGTTTAATACGGTTTTCCACCTTGGCTTTCGCATAGTAGAAACCTGTTCCTGTGGCGGTCTCGGCGGCAACTGCTGGAATAAGATATGCGAGAGGTGTGAGGTCACACGTTCTCCAAATCATTATCAATGTGAATACGATAACCACGATATTCACGATAGCCGCAAACACGAGGATTTTCTTTGAAAACTCCATTTTGGCTTTTCGTTTCCTACGAGCCATTAGACCTTCTTGGTGTAGTCAAGAGAAATCCAGCCAGCCCCGGATTTCAATTTACCCCACTTCTTCGCTCCCTGTCCTGTCGCTTCCGCTACGATAGTGTAAACACCCATGTCTCGGATAGCACCGTTAGTACCGTAGTTCGTACCAGCACCCTTACGGATATTGAGGACTGCGGTAGTTACCTTAACCCAATAAGGCTTGAATGTCTCCTCGACCTTTTCGGTCTTGCCGGAGTAAACCACCTTACCGTCTTCATCGAATACAGAGTAGCCCGGATTCTTGTCTACCTGTTTCTTCGCATTGGCGAGAACGGTGTACGCTCCGAGCTGGGATTTTGCGTCAGCCCATGTTTTACGAACACGATACATCGTCTTCTTCGTAGGGGTCACAGGCTTGCCCTCGGTAGCAGAGCCACCGTTGAGGATAGCATTTACCTTATTGGCAATATCCCCATGACGCTCATACAGATAATCACCCGGACACGCTTTAGCGGCGAAGTCTCTGTGAACGGTCATGTTACAACCGTTTCTGTGATTCATTCTGTCAGCCTTATTCGTAGACCATACCAGCTTCTTGATACCATTACGCTTACAAATATCAGCCACCAACTTGATAAGAGCTTCGTATGCTTCGTCCGTAACAGCATAAGGGTGTTTGGTGTCGCTTGCCACCTCGATAGTGATAGCTCGGTTATCGTTATCTCTGTTGGAAGAACACCAGCTACGGTCTTTTTCGTCAACAGACAATCCGATAGAACCGTCCTTACCTACAACGTAGTTTGCGGAACACTCTCTGTCGGTTGTAGCGAAATAATCACAACCCTGTTTCGCTGTCCACTGACCTACGATACAGTGAATCGTGATTGTGTCAATCGCATGGTTACGAGGACTGGTTTTGTTGTTGGTGATTCTCGTATATGTCACCAAAGAACTGTTACTCATTTCGTCTACCTCCTTCTTTTCGTTGTCGAATTGAGTTAAATTATACTTCTCAATAACCTTCATAAGGTTATCAACGTAATTCAGAGACGTTGCGTACCCATCTGCTTTGATGTTACGGAGATACGTCTCGGGGTCTGTTACCCCTTTGAGGTTGGAGTAATTCGGAATATTGATAAAATCAAAATATCCGATAACACCGTTTTCCATGTCGGTAAACTTGCACCACTCCATAGAGGAACTCGTATAACTTCCGTCTGCGTTCTGTTCGCTCCCGACTTTGGTATAGATACCGACACAGGTTTTACACCTACCTTTTCGATATTTCAGACCAAAGTAGTTGTGAGCGTTCACAGCCAGCTCGGAAGTGCCGCTCGCACTCTCCAAAATCGCTTGAGCGATAATTGGAGAGTGGACAGCGATACCGTAGGAGTGAGCATATTTCACGACATATTTTGCAATCTGTTCAATGAAATTGCTCATGCTGAATCCTCCTTACATTCCAAACTGTTTGAAAATGAAGCCAATAACAATACCCACAATAGCTGTGATAACGTAGCCGGAAACCGTTCTCCAACGCTCACCGTCTCGTGATTCGAGAGCTTCGATGTGTTCGCCTTGCTTTTTCTGCTCCTTAACCATAGCGTCCATACTGTTAGCCATGTTATTGATAGCGATAGTCAAGTCTACGATTTCCTTCACACCAGCTTCCAAATCTTTGATACGAGCGTTCATGCCTTTATGCTCCTGTTCCATACGCTTCACGAACTCCTCGTGTTCTTGTCTGCCTACATAATCTCTATCGTCCATAAACTGTCACCTACTTTCCGCACCGAGAGGGGTAGAGGGTATTAACCCTCGTACACCTCCCCGGTGATTTCTTCATACTCGGCGGCGGTAATCCAACCCTTCACAACAGCGTTAGCCACCATGCCTTTACTCCACATACCCATGTCGTAATATTTCTTTACCGTAGCGTATTTCTTACTGTGTGCCATATTCTTATACCTCCATATCCACGTCTGCCATCATAGCGATGTAGTCGATTTTTGCGTCAACTTCCATGTCTCGAAGTTCCTGTGCGGAAAGCTCTCTGAAAGCAAGATACCAACCGTCAGCATATTCAACCTGTTGAATCAGCTCAACATTGTTGTAAGTGACCTCGGTTTCGCCATCGGAGACTACCATTTCGGAGAGATTACCCTCAAAGATACTCTCGTCAATTTTGGTAGAGCTTACGAAATTATCTCCATTCTTGGAGAGACCTTTCAGCTCTGTACCATCTGCAAGTCTAATTGTGTACTGCATAATGTTTCCTCCTTTAATTGATTGAATAGGGTTTCAATGTTACTTCTCTGAATCTTGCTCATAATTTTGTAGTGGTTCTTGAACCATGAGCGGAAGAAATCGGTAAATTCCTTCTCTGTCAATTTAGGAGCAAGTTTCTTCATTTTGCGTCTCATAGCTGTGAGACGTTTGGGGTTAATCTTCTGAATAACCCTCCCGGTATCAGTAAGCGAATACTGTACCTGTAAGAATCGCCAGTAGCTCGAGAGCTTACATATCCTCGTCTTGTGGGTATTAACCGTTATACCGAGTTCAGCCGCTATCGAGATAATGTCCTTGAGCAAGTCTTGTAGGTATTCCTTGCTCTCGTGAATGACGTAGCTATCGTCCATATACCTACCGTAGAACTCCACACCCTTTACGATTTTGATATAGTTATCAATTCGTATCGGATAGGCGATACCAGCGACCTGTGCCACTTGGTCTCCAATGTTGAGGTGCTTCGCCATGAATTTCTCCCCGGTGAGGAGAGATTTATCAATGTGTTGGTAGACGAGCGAATTAAACAGGGTGTTCAAACACTCCTCGTATTCATCGTCTGCCATATAGGACACATCTACCCTTGAGCGTTCTATGGTTTTCCTCAAGAGCCATAGAGCGTGTTCATCATCGACATATTTCTCAAACAGTTCCAACAACACATCATGTCTGATATTGTCGTAGTATTTGGAGAAGTCAATCAGAAGAATATAACCATCGTTAGAACCATGCTTCGCATAGTACCTTCGTAGGTGAGTGAGCAATCGGTTTCGGGTGAACGCTATCCCTTTTCCGACAAGGCTCGCTCCGTTGTCATAGATAAGGAAATTCCTTACCGCTGGATTAAGTACCTCGTCACAGAGAGCGTGTTTCACAATCCTATCCTCGATTTGCTCACCCCTTATAACTCTTGTCTTACCACGCTCATTTAGCACGAACTCGGTAGAGGGGCGAAACTTATACTCCATGTTTTCAAGTTGTTTCTGCATAGCCGCAAGTTCTAATAAATACGTCATTTCAAATTTTTGGACTTGAGGTTTCCAATCACTACCTTGTTTGGCTCGTTTATAAGCGTCATAAAGTGCATTACCATCAAATATCTCACGCTGATAACAGGAGCTATCGTAATAGCCTGTGTCGTGTTTAGCATTTACCATAATGGAAGGACAACCTCTCCTTTCTCTGTCTGCGAAACGCTCGATAGGCTACTCAATCGCAGAATCGAAATCCGGGCGAACACCATTAGAGTTAGAAGCGTTGTTGTAGTTCGCATTACCGTTGTTGTTGACATTGGCGAAATTGGAAGCGGAATCAGAGATTGCCCTCTTAAATTTGTTGTCAGATTTTCTCCAACCTTTGAGAAGGTTTATCTCTGTCTGTATCATGTCAGCAAAACGAGTATACTTGTTCACATCGACAGGGAGAGTTTCGATAGCGTATTGCAACTCCTGTGTGAGCCTATAACACTGACCGATAGCCTTGTCCTGTAAGAGCCTACGCTCAACCAGTTCCTCCCAAACGGTAGGGTAAATGCTGTTGGCGGTATAGACATACTCCGTAATGTTACGAAGACAGTCCATTACGACTTGTCGTTCATCGGCAATAAACCATGTGTCGAACGCTTCGTATTTCGCCTTGAGCTTGTCGTATCGGTCTTTCTCCTCGGGTGTAAGTTCTTCATATTCTCTGTCACCAAATTTGTGAGAGATACGCTTTTCAGCTCGCTCGAAGTCGTACCCGAAGTTGCGGAGTAACAGATTTGTTACCTCCTGTCGAACTTTGTTGAAGTGATGGAATACTTCAAATTGTGATTGTTTTCGTTTGCTTTTTAATACTGACATTTACTTAATAAACCTCCGTCAATGCGACCCACAAGGGGTCGCAGATTTAAGATATACAGAAAGCCGGGCGAACACCATAAGAGTAAGAAGCGTAGTTGGAGTTCGCAAGACCGATGCCGTTGACAACGGCGAAAAGGGAAGCGGAAACTACGTCTCTCAACCACCATGTCGCTCTGTTACAAATTCTGCTCGGTTCGTGTGCGAACAAAGGCAACTGCGACTTCTCAACTCGATAATTGGAGTAAACAGCACTACCGTTAGCGATAGGCATAAAGATAGCACCACCGTAAACCATCTGTTCATTCATCAGCTCAACTTCACTGTCAAACCATGCACCAGCAGAAGGGTGTCCGTCCGTAACAGCGTTCACAAGATAAACTCTGTGAGAAAGAACGTGTCCACTGAAAGCCGCTTTGATAGTGGTCTTTGCCTGTTCGAGACCCTCGGTATACATTTTTGAGCCAGTATAGCCGCCGGTAGTTATGTTGCTGTCGTTCATAACATGGTTATAAAGACAGGTATCGGGAACGATAACCGCATGGTGGGTAGTACAAGATGTGTCACCGCAATTCAAATAGTAATCGAAAGCGGCGATTCGCCAGTTCACACCATTGATTACCCAATAGTCACCGATATACAGGTCTTCAAACGTACCAGCTTTGATTGCGGCATACTGTGCGGAAGTAACCGCAGTACCGAGGTTCTCACCTCTGTAAATTGCGTTATGAGCCGCCGCATTGTTGAAAAGCAGAGGTGCTACCTTTGCGTCCATAGGCTCATTAACCTTGTTTCTGAAATTGGCAAAGGTGATATTCTTCAAACCTGTGCCATCGTGAATGGGAATGAGGTTAGCGTCTGCCGGAGTGGTAATCCCGGTCAAATCCGTAACCTTTTTCTGATTATCAGCCATTTTGTTTTCCTCCTTTAAGATTCAATGTGTTTCCAGTCAGCTACAATGGTGAAACCTAAATCGTCTGCAAGAACAGCCCCGGTATCATCAACTGCGAGAGGTGCGTAGAACTCGTTGTGAATAATCATGTATTCCAAACGAGCAATCGTAGCGTTTGCTTCGTCAAGCTGATTCTGCAAGCTCCCGGCAACATCAGAGCTTAACTGGTCTTTGATTTCAGCGAACCATGCGTCAAATGCCGCTTTTTGTTCACTTTCGTAAGTAGCCATTCTCTGCTCATACCCGGTTTCGATACTTTCCATAGTCTCGTCACCTTCGGTCTTCAAATCAGCTACATACGTTTTGTAAGAATCGTACTCCACGTTGGTGAGGGTTCTTACGTTTTCAATTACATCGTTCGCTTCGCTTCTGAACTCTGTCTTCTGCGTGTCGAAGTAGGTTTGGAACTCCTCGTACAAGTTCGTTCCGTTTTCTACCATGGACATAAGGATATTCAGAGCTTCATTCATTCGGTTAGCGTCTTTTGCACCGAAGAAGGAATTTTCTCTGTTGGTGTAAACCGTCACGTCCTGTAACGAGATAGTACCATCATCGTTATTCACCATCGCATATCTCTTGAGACCAGCCCACGAAGCGTCAGTGTAATTAGTTGGTAACAAACTCCATGCCATCGCTTATAATCCTCCTTTCATTCCGAAATTCCATGTCAACGTCCTCCTTCCCTCGGCTTGATTTGTGAGCCTGTCGTAAAGGTCGAGGATTGCCCCCTCCAAACGATTCAGTTCTACAAAATCCATTGTGTTACCGTTATCGCTATAAATGGGGGTATTCCCATACGACCTTTTAAGGCTCTTGCTGTTAATGGTGTTGAGGTTTTGTTCCAGCTTATTGATTTCATCAGCATAGAAGTAATCCTTCGGGGTTCTGTCAGAACCGAGAGAATGGATTGAAAACTCGTCATACATTTTCACAGCCAATTCAGCGAGATATTGGAGGTTGTTTTTAATGCGGTTGAAATCGACAGCGTTGAATCGGTCTCCGATGTAAACACCGTCAATCACTTCACCATGCCAATTTGTTTTAGGTGTAGTCCACATGATTTAACCTCCTATCCTTCGGGCAGTTACCTTACCCGAAAATGCTTGTTTGAAGTTCACCGTATGTCGGTAGATAGTCACCTTCATATCGGAGTGGAACTCATTTTCTTGGTAGACAATATCCGTAGCGTCAATTTCGGGATTTCCTCGGGTAGTGTATTCATACTCGATTGCACCCATATAGTAATCAGCCAGCCACTCCACAAGGTCATTCGCCATTGTCATGTCGGAAATGAGAGGGTTTTCCCATTTAATCGTCTTACCCCTATTGTGTAGGGTCTTGATAGCGTATCTCTCTACGATTTTGTAGCGATAGCCCAACACCTCGAGCTTATAAGAGCCTGTGGTATTGAATTTCAGAGTAACGTAGTAATTACCCCAATCAATCACCTCTGCAAGTCCAGTCTGCTCATTCAGAGTAGCTCTGTAACCGTAGGAAGGGTCTTGGATATAGTAGGTTTCCACCTGTCCGGCTACAACCTCAACGTCCTCGTACACGAGGTTCTCCTCTTGCTTACCTTGCTGGTAACTGTAACAAGGAACGATAACTTCCTTGACAAGTTCCTGTTTGATAGCTTTCGGGGAGGAGGTCATATCTTTTCGGGTCATGGTGAAATCCGTAACCTCGCTCAAGCTGAAATGATTCAGCACAATTCGGCTTTCCGGCTCTGCGGTCTGTACGAACTCAATTTCCATTGAATCGAAATCGTCAAAATCGTTAATAATAACTGTGGTCTTGCTGATTTCATCGCTACCAACTTCGTACTCTGTAACCAGCTCCCCGGTATTGTAGGTACGAATTTTGAAAGCCGCCGGGAGAGCATTACCGAAAATGAACTTCATACTGTAATAAGCTCTGATTGCTTCCAACGAGATTTTTACAATCGGATTGTCCACGAAGAATCCATTCTTATCCGAAACAGATTCAGAGATAAAACCTGTATTGAGGTCGCTCTTTCCATCTGCCGGAAGGAAGTACATTCCACCGTTGACAGGAGTGTAATTCGTAGCGAGAGTACCGTATTCGTCCTTCTCGGTCTCATTTAGAATGTTACCGACATTGGAGAATGAGGTAGCACCTTCGGAGGTTGCTGTCGCTTCGGGTACGAAACTGGATTTAATCTGAATATCACCAAATCGAGACTGTGACAGCGTACATCGACAGGCATTGGCGATAATCTGTAATGCTTCCTTGTGTTGCACCCTCGGCATAGGATTTTTTGTGTAAAGGTTCTTCAATCGAGGGTCAAGATAGTAATTCGTGATACCAGCGTCAGCCAATATCTCTTGAGCCAATTTGTAATAGCTCTTGCCGGAAGCGGCATACAAACCCTTAACGTATTCAGAACCCATGGTACGGAAAATGTCTTGGCAACGGATAGTAGCTGTGTTATCGTCACTTTCCCACTCGGAACAGAGAAGGTGATTACCTTGAATCCATTCGATTTCATCAGAGCCGGGAAGCTGATAACCATACATAATATCCATTTCCTGTCCTGTCTCGAGGTAGTTAATCGCTGATTTCGGGTTATCGACATTAAAGTAATGGTCGTAATTTTTCAGCGTAACCGAGAAGTCAATCTGCGGCACATCTGCTCCAATCGGAGAGATATAACTATCGAGGGTAGAACCCATGACAGAATCGTTGTAGTACACAAGACCATAACCGAAGCGGATAGAGTAGATACGAAGTCTGCTCTGTGGGTTCTTCATGCGATAGAACACCAGCTTCAAGTAGGTTGTGTCCTCGAAAACTTCCTCGGTAGACCATTCGGCTTTATCATTGTCTCGGAACTCGACTGTCTGACCTGTACTACCCATAACATCGAAGTCAACCGGGTAATTCTCTCCGAAGTTAATTGTCAGACCTCGGAAATCGGTAGCGTCTGTGTTGAGATTGATTGTAAGCTCGCACTGTGCTTCTGATACCAGCTCTTTACCGACCAATCCAGTGTCGTAGAATTTGTCAGCAGAGGAGCTTCTCGGTAAGAAGAACATTGAACCGTCAACCCTCGTAAAATTTTCCTCGAGTGTCGCATAAACGGTATCGTCCGTATGCTCTCCGAAAAGATTGTCTTTGTTGGAGTAATAGGAATAATCACCGTCTGTGATTTTGGCTTTCGCCTGTGCTTCTTGGTTGACAAGTCCGAAAGAGAGCATTATAAAAGCTCTCTCTCGGAGGGAGGATTTCATACTTGCTTTGTACGCTTTAGATACTTTCTGCATGATTAACCCTCCCCTGTGTCAATGAGATTCACCTTGCAATTCCTGTAATGGGTAGGAGTTCCGTTCTCGTCCACCCAATAAGGCTCGCCTGTTCGGTCTCCGCAATACATTCTGATTGTCTTTCGTGAGTTAGTCACAGGGTCATTGAAGGTAACATACACGAAGAAATTACTCAAAATCCTCAAGATGTTTTCCCACTGTGCCGCTGTGAGCCACGACCACTCAAGACCATCTATCTTGTACTGGTCTCGACCTACTCGCTGTCCTACGACAGCACCGTTAGCGTCTCGCCCGGAATTTACAACTGTGGTTACGATTACGTTCACACCTCGCTTGCAAGGTGGTAACTCATAACCATTTATCGCTAAATATGCCATAGTTACCACCTCCTTTATTTAGCGAAAACGTAACCGTTGGCTTTCTGCTGTGTTACCACAGCGTCATTAACTGTACGATTGCCAATCTGTACTATTGTCTGTTCCTCTTTATCTGCCTGTCTCTTTGCGTCAGACGCAATTTCCTTGAGAGTAGGCTCAACGTACTCTCTGTAAAAATCTCGCATAGAGTTATACATGGAATCGTCAGAGGAATAATGTTTATACGCTCTTTGAGAATCCTCGAAGACCGTTCTTGCCAAAGCGTTTGCCGGGTCGTAGGTGTCAACCGTACCCACGTTTGTTACAACATAGTTAGAACCGACCATGACAGCTCGAATGATACCGTTCGCACAAGTAGTCATTTGACCGACCATGCTTCTCCAATATCCTGTGAACTGTGCCATACCAGCTACGATAGAGCTGTGCATTACTTGAGCCAACTGGAATCGGTTAAGAACCTCCGTAGTGCCATTTACATGACCTACAAGCTCCGCTCCGTCTTCTCCGGCTACGAACATCGAGCCATGGGCTTTTGTCGTACCGCCAGCGTATTTAGGGATAGAATCCCACCAGCTACGACCCATGGAATTGATTGTGCCGCCGGAAGCGAACATCTTCACACCACCGTTAGCACCAACGATACCGCCATCTGCCAGTCCGAAGAAAGACTTGATAGAAGACCAGCCGCTCTTAAAGAGGGAGATACCTACCGATACCGAAGTACCAATCCAGCTTGAGATAGAACTCCAACCGTTCCTCCAAAGGGAAATACCAACGGAAGACGCTGTTCCTATCCAGCTTGACAGTGAAGACCAACCGCTCTTAAAGAGGGAGATACCTTGATTGATAACAGGTAATGTACCAATCCAGTTCTTTACGCTCGTCCAACCCGACTTCAACAGAGAGATACCCTGTGACAATACCGGGATAGTACCGACCCAATTCTTAACCGTAGTCCAGCCGGATTTCAGTAAGCTGATACCTTGAGAGAGTACCGGGATTGTTCCTATCCAATTCTTAACCGTAGTCCAACCACTCTTGAGGAGTGAAATTCCTTGGGATAGAGTAGGGATATTTCCAATCCAGTTCTTTACTGTTGTCCAACCGCTCTTTAACAAGCTGATTGCCTGTGAGAGTGTAGGAATGTTACCAATCCAGTTCTTTACGGTTGTCCAGCCGGATTTTAAGAGGGAGATAGCCTGTGAAATGATAGGCAGATTGCCAATCCATTCCTTAACTGTCTTCCAGCCCGACTTAAACAATTCAACACCGATTTTGAGGTTCTCAATCGGGTTGCGTGTGATAACTTCCACGATAGGGTCGATGATATTCTTCTTAATCCATTCACCGATTTTCTTAAACGGTTCTAACAGACCCTCGAGAATACCCTCTGCCAAAAAGATACCGATTTGGTCTCTGAATACCGTAGAAGGACTGTTGATACCGAGAGCGTCACAGAAGCCCTCTACCAAACCGTCAACCCATTCGGTAATACCTTCCCAAATTGCTCCTAATCCTTCGAGTACACCTTCCCAAATGCTCGAGCCGACTTCCTTCAATCCCTCCCAAATAGAAGTGATTACCGCACCGAGTTTGTCGGGCAATTCGAGGAAGAAATCAGCTACGCTTTGTACCACATCGGGTAGCCACTCGTTGAAGAAATATGGTAGCGAAACTGTGAAGAAGTTTTTCAGTGCTTTCTTGATACTTTCGGTCAGCTCGGAAATCTTGGAAGGGATAGTAACGGTTACGAAATTGATAGCTGACTTAACAGCATTTCCGAACCACTGACCCATGTTGTAACCGAGACCGTTCCAATCGTAATCTTTAATCGGTTGCCATAGTTCATCGAACCATTCGTCAATGTCCGAAGCTAAATCGGAGAACCACTGACTGATTTTACCGGGTAGAGTGTCAAGCCAATCGCTCACGACCTTGAGACCCTGTTCCAGCTTTTTAGGGAAGGATTTGAAAGCCTTTACGACTTCGCCGGGGAACGCTTTCACGTCCTCAACTCTATCGTCAAACCATTTTTTGATTTTCTTTCCAGTTTCCTTCGCCCACTGTGCGATGGAATCCCAATTTTGAGCAATAGCGATACCCAAATCTATCAACAGACCGACTACCAATCCGATTAACGCACCGCCAGCCGCTCTTATTGGACCTCCTAAAGAGCCGATAATTGCACCGATACCAGCACCACTCACCGTAGCACTTAACGGAATCAGTACACCGTTCAGTAGATTCAGACCGTTTGTAATAGCGTCCTTGATACCGACTACAAAGCCTACAAGACCAGTGACCGCCGCACCAATACCAGCCGCCAGTGAACCGAACGCAAGGGCAAGACCACCGATAACTCCACCGCCACTTGCAATCATGCCGAAGAAATTATCTATATCCAGTCCGTTGACCCACGCATTGATACTCTCACCTATAAAGGCTACCGAGCTACCGACAGCGAGCGAGACACCGAGCATTGTCTTTAATCCACCTGTAATAATGCCGAGCGATTTCAGTAATCCCATAACCTTCCATGCGGCGATACCAGCACCGATAGCGGCTACCAAAATTACAATTTCGCCCAATCGTGTCTTGAACAAATCAGACCACGAGTTGATTTCTCCTGTGATACCGAGCCATTCCTTGAATTTCTCTACGAGGTCGTTTACACGACTGTCGATAGCGTCACCGAGGAAATCATATTCGGGAAGTTCAAATCCCAAATCGCCACCTCCGGCAATACCCGAGCCGCCACCAGCTCCCGAAGCGTCTGTCGGGGAAATGATGTTCAACTCGTCGATACCGAGCATGGCATTTTTCAAATCTTTTGCCGCTTCCGTAGCACCGCCCAAACCGTCTTCAATGTCTCCGGCGATACCAGCTCCCTCCGTCAGAGAGGAGTAGTCAACTTCCGGCAATTTGAAACCGAAAAGACTTGCGATAGAATTTGCTAAAATTCTAATCACTTTTGCGAGTGCAATAGCATAAGGTAGAACAGCATTGAGAACCGGGATAAAGATATTACCCAAAGCTCTTGCACACTGTGTTACCTGTGCTTTCAAAATACGAAGCTGGTTAGCTGGTGCATTAAGAGTACGAGCCATGTCACCTTGAGCTGACGTTACCTGTGTCATAATGGCATAGTAACGAATCTGTGCTTTTTCAGCCTGTGTCATGCTGTTGAAACTCTTTGTGATACCGAGCGAAAGTGCTTCCGCTTTCAATCGAGCTTCCGACAGGTCGTAACCCAATCTACGAAGGGGTTCAAGTTCACCCGAGATACCCGAGGTCAACTTCTGCATAGCGTCTTCATAGCTGATATTAAAGAACGAGGAGAGGTCGTAACCGAGCTGGGTGAGGTTCTTCGACATGATATATGCTCTGTCGCTCGCCACACCGAAACCTTCGGTGATTGTCATAAATACACCTTGATTACGCATCCACTCGCCGGGGTCAATACCCATAATTTCAGCGACTTGATTTGCATACGCTTGAGCTTCCTCGGCATATTTACCCATGGACACATTGAAAAGGTTTAAGTTTTCAATGTAGCTGTTCGATTCAGTAATCCACGAAGCAATCATTCTCGCACCGACCCGGACAGCGTTATAAGCCATTCGAGCTTTCGCCCAAAAGTTCATGTAGCTGTTGGCGGCACTGTTATTCGCTCGTGTCAGATTGTTCGTAGCAGACACCATGTTTCGGATATTTGAAGGAAGTCTGTTGAACGCAGTAGATACCGAGTTAAGCTGATTCACGAGAGGGGTGAGAGCGTTGGACATAGCTTGAATGTTTCGTGTGAATGTAGTCCAGTCAACACCATTCAAGGTCTGTGCCAATGCCGGAATCTTACCCAACTGTGTGATAGCGGATTTCAGCCCGGAAGCATTACCAATACTACCCAACGAAGATAGAGCGTTGGACATTTTCGTGATACCCGAGAAGTCCACACCATTCAGCGAAGTAGCGGCACTACCGATGTTCTTCAACTGATTACCGATGGAGCTTGAGAGCTTAAGATTACCCAAACCTTGTAGTTTGGACAAACTCGTTGCCAGCTTATCCACCTTGTCAACAGAAGAAGCGTCCACACCTTTAAGGGCGGTATTGAGGTCTCGTAGCTGATTAGCCACGCTTCGTAACCCAACACCGCCCTTCGTTGCGATTTTTAGCTTTGACAAAGAAGCGGAAAGAGCGTCTATACCATTAACCGCCGAGGTTGAACTCGACTGTACCTCTAACTCGAGAGATTCGATTGTAGTTGGCATAATACTCACTTCCTTTCTTCAAATCGTTTGTTATTTGCGACCATGTACGCTTGCATATAACGTACACCTTTTTGTGCTTTTTCCTTTTCCTTCTTGAGTTTAGCTTCCTCAACAGTTCTCTTGTTGATAGGATATGCTTCCTCAACATAAGGTTGGGGTTTAGTTCCCTTTTTGGCGAAAGCGTGTAGGACAGGAGCGATTCGGATAATTGCGTCATAGACGTACATACCCTGTAACCATGCTTCTTGATTTACTCGCTCCTTTCTGATTTCCTCCGCTTTGCGATAATACTTCGTCAGAGTACAATCTTTATCCCAATACTGTTCTTCCGTCATACCTATTGATAAGTAATAGGGGAACTTGTCGTAAAAAATCTCCGTATAAGGAAAAGGGGAAGCAGAGCGATTCTCACGCTCGCTCCCCTTGTTAGCGGATTCATCATTGGACAGTGAACCACTTACCAGCTCGCTGTCCAGCTCACGTTTCCCTCGGATTCTTCGGGTTCTTCAACCAGTGCCATAATCGGCTCGTTATACATTTCTGCCAGCTTACCGATAAGCTCCTCCTTGCCAGTCATTTTAGCGTAGATAGCGTCAATGACCTCCTGTTTCACAAATCTGTGATGTGCAAGGAACGCACCAGCGAAAAGAGTAGGCAGAGTGGACATAGGTTTAGTCTCAACCTCTGCGGCTACAAAGCCCTTCTTTTCCATTTCGGTAACTGTTCTGCGAGTGAACTCAAGTGTATACTCTTTGTCCTCGTAAGTGAATTTCAACTGTTTAGCCATGATAAATTATCCTCCTTAAAAATTGTGCTTACGCTTCCTCGTCCATGCTGATAGGAGTAGAAGGTGCAATAGTGATAGTCATGTCAACTACCTCGTTTACACCGCCACCAACAGGGAATACGGAAAGCTGACCCTTAAACTTGAACTTACCGTCAGTACCAGTAGGAGTAACGGTATCGCCGCTTTCAGTACCACCGAACCACACAGCGTACTCGTTCTCAATACCCTCAAGGGCTTTCAGAGACTTGTACTCGTCAAAGGTGTAGTTAGAAGTGAACTCGAGAGCGTCAATGTTCTGAATACCCGGAATATAAGTCTGCATTTTGTCAGACAGAGTAGTAGTCTCCAACATTTCGGGAGAACCACCCAAATCCGGGAACTCTTTAATGTCAATGAGCTTTTCCCATGCGGATTCAGCCTTCTTCATCAAAAAGATTTTGTAAGTGCTAATAGCCATGATTCTTTACCTCCTGTAAATTACTTTGTTTTTAGATACGATTGCTCTATATCTGCCTACCATACGGTAGATTGTTGCGTCTTCCTCATTTGGAACAGGTGTCAGCATGGTTCGTGTAAAGCCGAGTGCTAAAAGCTGTTCGTCTATAAGAGCGATAATACTCTTGCATTGAGCTTTCTTACCTGTCTTGAGGTTCGAGTAGACGTTCACCTCATATAGCACTTCAACGTGATTCTCATTACTGTCGGTTGTACGACTTTTGAGATAAGGCTGATTGTCTGTTTCCACGAGAGAAACGCAAGGGAAAGAAGGTGGAGATTTAACATATTCACCTGTCATATAGATTGTGGAAAACTTCTCACGAACCTTTGTGGCTACGATATTGAAGATTTCAGTTTCAATGTCAATCACCCGAACACCTCCTTTGCGATTTGTGCGATTTCATTACAAACGGTTGTCACAGCTCGGGTCATTGGCATACGAGCCGGAGTACCATGTGTCACATGAATAACACCGTTTTCGTCTCTATAACCCCACGATTTTTTCTTACCGTTTTCACCGAAACTTCCGATTGTAAAGCCCAACTCCGCACCATGAGGGTGAGGAGAAGAACCGGGAGAGCCATTATGATAGACACCAGCACCAAACTCAACCCAAATAGCGTCCTCGCCATTCGCAACAACGACAGTAACCGCCCCTCGGTTATCTACCGACACATCGACTTGTGCTACTCGGCTTTGCTCCGAGGACTTCACACCATTTGTAATAGTGCGGTAGGTATCGTCAACAATCGCACCGTTGAAACCCTGTTGAGCTTCTTCGGCTAATCTTTGAGCCACCCGGTCTCGGAACTTATCGACTTTTTTCAAAAAGTCTCGCTTGTACTGTTCTAATTCTTTAATAGCTCTATCAATGTCTTGCTCTGATAATCCAAATGAAATTTTGTGTTTAGCCACTTACCATCACCTTACTGATTGCGATAGACACAGCGTTCATACTCTTGGCAACCTTCTTCACGACATAATCGTGGGGGGTTACGACTTCGCCGGATTCGTTGACAATCAACTTACCGTCTTCATCGACTTGAGGAACAGTGTCTACCCACAGTATTGTGTACTCGTCAATCGCCGGAGCGTCTGCGTCCATGACAATAACCTTGTCGTAGGATTCATTCTCACCGAACTGTCGAGTTTGGGTTTCACCCTTTGCGGCAGAGATATTGGCGAAACATTCAATCGGATTACCATGTTTGACATTGTATTCGCCTGTCAGATTTCCGTACTCGTCTGTCACAGGCTCTTTGCTCTCATAGAAAGCGTAATGGAATTTGACCTTGTTTCTCACCATGCACTTCATCGTATCACCCCACAATGAGGTGTGACCGCTTTCAGCATGGAAGCTGGTACATCTGCGTTCTCGTAGGAACGAGAGATACCGTTTTCCGAGTGAGAGGTCTGTCCTTCTGCACCTCGCTTATTTAGCAAGTAAGCGGCAATCTCGAGTTGGAGAGTGTCGTATTTGGAAGGAACTTCGGTAACATCGTCCTTGTACGGATAAGCTCGGGCGATGATTTTCTTACCAGCGATTAGAAGATAAGTGGATAAC